CGCCCTACCAAGAAATTTTATAAACTCCTCGTCCATTTGCACCGCCTTAAATGTCGTCTTCGGATCTGTTGTTTGCTCTCCGCTCCGAAAATCCTTCCGGATATCTGGCTTTTAGTTTGTCAATGTTCATCTGGAAGATCTCGTCCAGATTGAAGCCCATTGAATGGCAAATATCCGCGATATACCAGCAAACGTCGCCGATTTCTTTCTTCATGTGTTCGCGATCCAGTGGCTTCTTGTGGAAGATCCACTTTTTTACAAGGTCGTTAAGTTCTCCGGCTTCTCCGGAAAGCCCAAGGCACCCGTTAAGAAGTCCGCCGGCGTCAATTTCGTTTTCGATCATGACGTCACCTTTGTATTCAGCTCCGGTTTCTTCTCTGATCCATTCTTCCAGGCGATCCGTTCCCTTCCCGTCGTTTGTTCTCATTGCTAAATTCTGATATTCTTTTGCTTTCATTTCGTTTTTCCTTTCTGTTATCTGTAAACCGTTCCGGACTTTCTATCCCGGAAAGCGATTCTGTTATCAATGTCATACCCGTAAGCCCTGGCGATTTTGTGGAACATATCGACCATTTCTGTAACTTCATACGGCGGCTGGTATGACGATTTCGGCGGCTTATCTGCCGCCCTGATTGCTGTTTCCGCCGTTTTATCACGATAGCCTTCGGCATTGTATTTCAAATCGTCTTTATTCATCGGCGCCCCCCCTTAATTGAACGGAAGTTCGCTGTCTACACCTTCCGGAATATCCATGAAGCTGTTATCTGGTGCCGGCTGTGGCTCCGGTTGTCCTTCTACCTGGCGGCGTGCTTCTTCTTCGGCCTTTGTTTCCGCAAAATTCAATTCTTCGACGAATACTGTCTTTGTATAAATCTTCTTTCCGGTTTCGCGGTCGATATAGCTTCCGGACTGTAACGGCCCCATGACTTCGATTTTCTTTCCATCTCTCAAATACTGGCGCGCCAGTTCGGCAATATTACCGGTACAAATACAGTCGATAAAATCGACCGCCTGGTCGCCGTCTTTGATCTTTCTGTTTCTCTTACACATCATCGTAAAGGCTACGAACGAAGCCTTGTCCTCTTTGTAACGGATTGTCGGATCTTTTATCACTTTTCCGGTTCCGATCCATTTATTCATTTTCTTTTTCTCCCCTTTCCTTTTCTTCGCATAGTATAGCCATGTAATTTCAGCCAGTTATTCGGGCGGATCCTTGTTTCAATCAGTCTATCCGCTTCGTGTGCCGCGGCTCTTACAAGTGACGTCATAGCGTTTATTGCTTCGGTTGTCGATACTCCGATTCCAGAAAATCGTCTTGACATTTCCAGCAATTCCGCGCCGGCCGCGTCTGCGTCGTAGCTGTGGACGCCGTTTTCTTCGGCTATATGCCTGACTTGTGCCGCCGCTTCGATCAGGTGACACAAATAATCATGAAATCCCTGATCCGGAAGCGTCGCGACCTTGCGGCCTATCATTTCCGCCATGTCTTCGGGAATATAAAACATAATAGCGCCGAACACTTCCGAAAGTGCTATCACGTAAATCTTGAACAGATCCAGGCCGGTATCATAGATAAATTCAAGCTTCGCTTCGGAAACTCTGTGAAGCTCTTTCCCGAACTGGAATTCACACGTTCCGATTGCTCTTAAAATCATTGCGTCGGTCGGAGCGCTTTCGCCAGGTGATTTCGCTTTAATTTCTGGCTGTTGCTTTGAATACTGTGATTTTTCTTCCCTTGCAATACTTTGCAAGTTTTTTTCGCTTTCGCTCTGCGGCTTCTGGCGTGTCCCGAATAACCGCCCTTTCATCGCCTTCAACGATGATAAAATATTTTTCTTTGCAATTTTCAAAATTCATTCAACCACCTTCCGTTATTCTCATTTGTCCGGGAATCTGTTCGTCGGACGTGTAGAAAGCCGGTGAACCGTCCAATTCCTGGCCGATAAACATATTTGTTTCAGTCGCCCGGACTGGCGCTTTGTTCACTCTCGTTTCAATCTGGATCTTCATGTTCTTTCGATCTTTCGCCGGCCGGAATGTTATTTTCACGGTCAGCGTTCGCCTTGCCTGGGGCGTTGTCCCTTCGTCCCGGATATTATCCAGAATTTCGTTGATCCCTTTCCGGATCAACCTTGTTAATTCACCACCGGCGAATTTATCAAGATTCATACGCCAGCCGTTCCTTGTCGCCGGCGTTCTGGAACGCCTTTCCGTCAACATATCCAGCCTGGCGAAGAACGTCGTTTTCGCGCTTTTGCTGATATTCGCGGCGGTTATATTCTTCCATTCCTGGAATTTCATCGACAAATTTAACAACTGCTTCCGGAACCAGAAGCGCCAGGGCGAAGGATTCACTTTGTTTTTTCTGTTCTTCAAAATTCCGGTAAAGCCCGGAACAGAATCCATCGACATAAGCCATCTTTTCATTTCTTCCGAATTCGCGTTCCGCGTCGCGGTATATCGCGCGAAGCGTCGCCATTCTCTTTCGGATCACCTTTACGGCATAATTGAAAACGTTGATACTGATTTCCGCGTCTTCTTCGAAGCCGAAGAATTTCAGCCGGTACGCGCCGCCGCTGTTGCGCCTTTGCGATATGATCGCGCGGCACCTGAAATTATTTGCAATCAGGGAACCAACATCGACACACCAGTCATCACGGAACATCGGTGAAGTAAAGCAAACGACCGGGCGTTCCTTCTTTCGTTCCGGATCAATGCGATCCTGTTCGATTTCGTATTTTGCCATTAACTCCTGGGCTTTCAACATTGCCGCTTTTGCTTCATTCTCATTGTCCGAACCGGACAAGGCGATCAGTTTTTCGATTTTTTCAATGATTTTGTTTTCTTCGTCATTCATCGTTTGTCCTTTCCGGGAACTCTACCTTCAACGCCTTGTCGTCAATGTAAAGATCCGCTGATATTTTCCGGCTGTTATTGCCGTATAACTGTTTTAATTCTTCCAGGTTATCGTTCACGGCGTCGAATTCCAGGCCGTGAACCTTGCAAAACTCAACCGCCTTTTGAAGTGCTTCGTCCGCGCGGCACGTCCACAAGATAACCTTGTCGCCGCGTTTTCTAAGGCATATCAGCCAGTTTATAAGCGCTTCGTTCGGTTCTCCGACTTCCGGCCACGTTCCGGCGGAAGCAAGGCACCCGTCAAAATCTACTGCGATAATCATTTATACACCTAACAATCTATCAAGAAGATCGTCGTTTTCCTTTCTGGCGATTGCTGTTCGAATTGATTCGTCCGGAAACTGTACCGGAAGCGCCATTTTAACAATTCGATTTGTGATTCTGTCGTCAAAATTCAATTCTTCGATCTTGCAATTACTTGTAAAAATCGTGACGCGTTTTTCTATCATGCGGCCGTTCAGAATGTTGTAAAATCTTTCGTTGATCCAATCCTTCACGGCTTCAACGCCTATATCGTCGATCACAAGCACCGGCACCGAAACAATATCGTGAATCAACTTCTGTTCAGATTCTTCGTTCTTGCTGATTCCGCCCCAGGTTGCTTTTATCTGATCCAAAATCTGAATCGTTGTCGCAAATTTCGCCTGAATGAATTTCTTTTCGATCAGGTCATTCGCGATAGAAACGGCCAGTCGTGTTTTTCCGGATCCCTTCACCCTGGAATAAAAATACAATCCCTTTCCGGTTTTCTGGATCTCGTCAAACTTTTCGACGTATCGTTTCGCGATCGTCTGGGCCATAGCCGCCAGTTCTCTATTCGCCGCCGTACTGTAACAATCCGTTTGAAAATTGTCTACCGTCTGTCCTTCGAATTCCTTTGGGATTGTCGCAAACTTCAAGCGACCGTTCAGCCGGTATCTTTGAAGGTATCCACACGAACATTCGCGACAAAATTCGTGTCCGTCCGGCTCTTTCACCATTTCCCAGCCGGTATCGTGGCATTTTTCGCACTTATACGCCGGTGTGGTTTCTTCGGAATCGTTCAAGTGCTTCGTTCGTAGTGCGATCAGATCCGGAAACATCTTCCTGATTGTGTCGCTGATCTGTTCTTCCGGCATTGCTTACGCCCCCTTTGTTTTGATACTGCCCTTCAAGAACTTTCAGGGCGTTTGTTTTATTGATTAACCAGTCGAAGGAACAACCGTTCCACTTCCCGGATCTTCCGGAAAGGAAATCGCTGTTCTGTGCCGCCTGGAAGATTACGTGTAACTTCTTTTCCGGCTCAACACCAGGAAAGATTTTAAGCTTGTCAAGTTCCTTCACCAGCGAACGGATCTTTGTCTTCCTTGCGTCGTTTAGTGCGCGTATGCCTGGAAGATCCGGACAAGTAGCGTGAAAGTCTTTCATGATCTCGTCGTAAGATAAGCGGTCAGATTTTCGGTCGGGAACTTCGGACGTTTTTTCCGAAGTTTCGACTATATCTTCGTTAGAAGATATATTATATATATTCTTATTCTTATTCTTATTCTGTTTCGTGACTTCACGCTCTGTCACGCGTGACGTCACGTGACTTGTCACATTGTCTGTCACGTTTTCCGGTAAAGTTTCCGGATTTTCCGAAGAATTGTCCGGAAGTGCCGGCGTGTTACCAGCTTCCAGAAGCGCGCGTTTTTTCTCGCGCTCTCTCTGCTTTCGGATTCTTGCCTGTTCTCTGATTTTCTCCATTCCTTCGGTGTTCTGGTGCTTTTCGAAGTTGGAAATATAAATACCTTTTTCGGTTCGTTCGATCATTCGGAATTTCTCAAAAGTGCCAAGTGCCAGGCGAACGGTCGCCAGCGGCTTATTGAATATCGTCGCCAGCATTTCGTCACTGTAAGGGAATTCGTCTTCGATCAGGACAAGCCCTTTCGCGTTACATTTGCCGGCAAGCGCTATTATCCGGATCCAGATAACAAGAATCGCGTCGCCTTCCGGCATAGACTGAATAATTTTGATTTTTTCATCGTCGAACATGTCAACGCGAAGCTTGATCCAGTTAATATCTGCCATAGTAAAACACCGCCTTTATAAATATTTACTCATAATGTTTCTGCGCGAAAGCGGCTTCTTCTCTGTTGCCGGTTTCTTCTCCGGTTCCAGGTCGTCCAGGAAGTTCACGTCTTTTTTCATCGTGCTTTCATATGTTGCCGCCAGGTTCTTTTTTATCGCTTCTTTGTTCTCTGAAACCTTGTTATACACAATATCAAGGCGTGTCTGTGGATAATTCAGCCCGGAAACACAACATATTGTGTTTTCATCGTTGAAAGTCTGGAATGTGTCAATCGGCGTTCCTAAGTCTTTTTCGAGGTCTGCCATTCGTACATTGCCCGACAATGACGCCGTAATGTATTTAACGGCTCTATCTCCTTCGATCGGGGCGAAAGGTGTATTATGTATAGCCTTAATCACTTCGGCGCTTTCCTGGGCCTTCTGGCGCGTCACGACAGCCATTCCGTGGGCCTTTAATGTTTCGATGATCTCCGCCTTGTCAATATTGCCCTTTACGCTCTTATGTTTTTCCGGAATATCCAGGAATGAACAAAAATCTTCGACGAAGCGCGAATTCAGTTCTAGCTTGTCCCCGTTGTTGTTATCCAGGATAAAGCAAGAAGCAAGTCCCGGAATCTGTGTCAGTTCTGAAAAACATTCATAGGAATTCATGTGGCTTTTAACGCTTTCTTCCGGGTTTGGAATGATCGTCATGGCGCCGATTGTCTTTCCGTCGTCAATCAGAAGATCCGCAAGCATAGGGCCGGCGCCTGAACCGGTTCCGCCGCCGCTGGCGAAGATTACAAAAATCAATTCCGACTTGATCTTTGCTTCGATTTCTGCGGCGATCTGGTCGAAGTCGTCGATCACAAGCTGTTTCGCTTTTCTTCTGTCCTTGTTACAACCTTCTCCGTTCGGGATATGATACTTGAATTTCGCCTTTTCAAGCGTGTCAAGATCTTCCTGGCTTGTGTTGATGTAAAGCACGTTATAGCCCTTCTGTTCGAAAAGCTGTCCGATATTTCCGCCAGCCTGGCCGACGGCTACAAAAGCAATTTTATTTTTCATTGTCTGATTCTCCCTTCGTTGTATTATCGAACGTCTGTTGTTCGGTTTCTGCCGGAACGCTCCCGATATTCCGGGCGCCGGTCAAAATGATTTCCTGGCCGTTAATCTCATATAGCCACGTTCCGTATAGTCCGGAATGTAAATCAATAACGCCCTGGTATGTGTCCCAGCATTTCGTTTCTTCGTTGTAGATCTGAACAGTCGCAAGTGATCCGTCCAGATCTGAATTCTTTTTCTGTTTTTCCGCTTCTTCGCGTGCCGTGTTGCTGTTATACAGAATGGCGGCCAGCGTTAAGAAGATGGCCGCCAGCATTAAGAAGATAAGGCCGGGTAAAACAGAATTAGCAAAAAGTTTTTTATTTCGATTCATTCTTCGCCCTTTCCAGAAATTCGCACCCTTCCGGCGTTATGAAAAACGTGTCCGCCCGGCCTTCTTTTAAGCCGCGGCATATGTAGCCGGACTGCTCAAATTCCTTTATTTTCTTAAAAATTGTATTTTCCTTGTAACCACAATCTTCTTCTGTGTCGGTGATTTCCCGAACCGACATAGAACATAATTTGTTTGTTGCTCCGTTTGCTTTCAGAATCGAAAGCACCAGGAAGCCCAGTCTGTTCATTCTTTCACCGTCCTTTCTAACTCTGATAAATTCTGATTATCTCTGATTTACTCTGATAAACTCTGATTATCTCTGATTTACTCTGATAAACTCTGATTTTTTGAAAGTAAATATTCAGGGATAGTCGGTTCGCCGCGTTCAGTTTTGATTTCTTCAAGGCTCTTTCCGTCCAGAAATGCCTTCTGATCCATCGAACCGCACGTCGGACATTCTGCTATACAGATACACGATAAAAAGACGTGTCCGCACTTGTTACATTTCATTTTCCAGAACGGATCCGTCGTCCGTGTAATGCCGTCAGAATAATATCTTCTGGCGCTTGCGCCGATTCTTGACATTTTTACACTTTTCCTTTACAATAAATAAAGGCTGTGCTTTCACGGGTACGGTCAAAAGCGTAACGTCCGAGGGGCCAAACTTCCGCGTTGCGCTTTTTATTATGCGGAATTAGCCGGAACGGTTATTGTGTCCGTCATAATTCCGATTGTCATAGCTTCCAGGGCGCCAGCAAGGGCGCCGTCAAGTTCTTCCTGGGAATTGATCCCGAAACTTTTCAAAATGTCTTTCAGGCGTTCCGCCTGGCTCTTATTTCCAATATCAGAAGTCTTCTTCATAGAATCACCGCCTTAATAGTATTTATCCGGGGCCATAACGTGGAACCATTCGGCGCGTCCCTGGTATTTCCAGTCCACACGAAGATATTCCTTTTCCTGGGTGGAAACGGCGTCCACGTCGGCCATTGTCTTTCCTTCGTCCATGTACTTCTTGAACTTCTTCGTTCTTCCGTTTGCTTTTAAGATGATCCATTCGCGGCCGATCTCCCAGCGAATATTTCGCTGTTCGTCTTCGTCCCATTCCGGGGCGGAATAATAATCATATTCTTTCACGTAATGAACCGATTTCGGCCACATGGTTATTTTTGTATTCATTCCCAGGCTGTTCATGTGCGTGACGCAATAGCTTTCGAACAGTTCTTTCTGTTCCTGGGTTAAATCTTCGTAGCCGTCCGTTTCGCGAATATCGAATCCGTGAATGTTCAAAATGTCTTCGGCCGATCTCAAACGATAATCGGAACGACCGAATTTTTCATATAACGCGCAAACTTCTTTGTAACTGGTTCGGTTTGTTGGTTTTCTTCTCATAGTTCCACCTTTCTGGCCGTTTATCCGGCCTATTAGCCACGCTATCGCGTGGGTAAACAGATTACAGTTATCGGCGAACAGGTTCCCCTAAACAAGCGGAGAAAAAGCCGTGGATCGTCCCGACGCCCGAACGCTCGCCGAGCAAGTACAACGCGGAAGGGCCAGCGTCCGAAGTGCTGTAGCAACCGCCACCCACGAACGGGATTGCTTCTTCCAGATCGGCGTCTGCTGATAACCATTCCGAATTTTCCTTCATGTCGTCCGTGATGATTCCTAAGTCTTTCAGGATCTGCGGAACTTCGGTCAAATTGACGTATATTTCCGATCTCATTCCACCGGCCCAGCCGTCAACCTTTTCTTTGTCGGTCGTGATAACAAGTTCGCCGTCTTCGTTTGCGCCCATTCTTACCGGATCCGGGAACGGAAGATCGTCAACGTGTACTTCCTGGAATTCTTCCGAAGAAATCGAAAGATCCGCGTCAGGTGCCGCCGCGTCGTTATCCGGCATATACTGGATCACGCCGCTTTTCAATCGAAGTCCGGCAATCATTTTCCAGACAAGCCCGACCACATCGGCGATTCCGGTTTCTTTATTTCCGTTATGGAACCAGTTCGCCGGGCCGGTGCCGGTCAGCGTTCTTCCACAATTCGGAATACCGATTCCGACTTCCGTTTCGTCATTGTGATACTTGCCGAAGCTTGTATTTCCGTGAATATCCGGAATTGTATGTTCGCGAATATACTTCCATTCCGCCCAGGTCAGCAAGTGCCAGCCGCGGCCTTTTCTCTTACATGCGGCGATTGCTTCGTCGAAGTTAATTCTTACGGCCGGATCAACCGCCGGCAACGAATACGCGCGTCCGTTTCTGATACAATTAACAAACTGGCTTAAATAAATGGAATCATATTCCACACCGCGGACGAAGAACATTCGATCCGCTTCTTCCGGTGTCTTCGCCGTGTTCTCAACTTTAAGCATGATCGAAGGGATTCCCATGTCGTCATACTTCAAAACAATAGATTCTTTCGTGTTACTCATTCGCTTATTTCCTCTCTTTCTTTGTCAAACAATCCCATCTTCGCGCCCAGATTTACGCAACCAAAAATAATGGTCGCCAGGTCTTTTCCGGAACACCCTACAAGTTCGAATTTCAGATTTGAAACGCCGTCCGGTTCTTCCTGAATATTACAGAAGAAACCTTTGTCAACGGTGACGCTGGATCCGTCCGTGTAGTTAATCACGAAGTCTTTGACTTCTTTTTCCTGATTCTCCATGTGCTTATTTCCTTTCTATGTTTTTATTTGCCGCACATTTGCGGCGTTTTAATTCATTAACAAGTTCCTTCGTGCTTGTTGCTTCGATTGCTTTCCGGCGTTCCTGGTATTCTTTTTGGATAACCGGTCTTTTCTGTCTGCCGCGAAAATCTTCCAGCCCCAGGTCGAACAAATCAAACGCGGCGATATTTCTAACCGTGTATTTGTCAACGATAACCCACCACATATTATTGATATTGTGGTAAATGCGGCCCCGGTAAAGGTAGCCGTTCCAGTGGCGGAAATACTTAATATCTCCATTCCGAAGGACTTTCTTGTCACGGTCAAGCCCGTTATATGACGGCTGTTCTTCTCCGTCTGTGTCTGTAAGATTAAAATTCATGTCCTTTTGCTCATGGTGCCATTCTTCCACATAACGGGATTTGATCCATTCTTCCGCCAGTTTCGGATTTAACCGGGATCGATCCGGCGCCAGATCTTCAAGCTGGTTCATGATACGAACAATTTTATTCATATACTTTATGTATTGAAGCCGTATCAAATAGGGCATTTTCTGAAATTTTTCAAAATCGTACCGGACGCCGTTTGGATTTTCAAAATTCACATTCTGGAAGAATTCAATCCTGAATCCTCCAGGGTAACGTTCCGCGTAAAATTCCAGATCTCCACGTCGTCCTACAAAGTGGCTTTTTCGAATAATTTTAGGGACGTTTTTATCCTTTTCGATTTCGAAGCCTTCGTTTCTCAACATATTAAACACGCGATGTAAAAGCGCGTAATGATGAAAGTGTTGCTTGTGCCAGTCCGGCCCATTGCATTCTGTGTTGTTGATAAATGAAAGGGACGTGTCATAAATGCTGTAATAATCCTTATTCAATTTTCTTTACCTCTTTTCGCTTATTTCCAACATCAGCCGCCGATTGCAGTCGGTTGTTCTGGCTATATGTCGAAGTGCTGGCGGCCTATCTGGCCGCCGTTGCGGTCTGTTTCTCTTGCAGATCCAGGCCGATAATAATTCCCTGGATAAGATTTTTCTTTTCCGGTGGAAGTGACATAATCACGCGGATAAAAGATTTGTCTTCGTCGCGTACTGTTGTAATGTTCTTTTCGTTTGCCATAAGTACGGCCCCCTTTCTGTTGTTTTTTAGTTCGTCAACCGTTTCTGTTTGGTTGATAAGCCAAGTATATATGTTTTATTTTGGTTTGTCAACCATTTTTACAAAAAATATAAAAATGTTTTGGTTGACGAACCAAAGAAATAATGATATTATGTGTTCATAAAACGAAAGGGGGTGACGTGATGAATGAAAGAATCCGTTGCTTACGCGAAGAAATAGGTCTTTCGCGCGCGGCTTTCGGTCAAAGAATAGGTGTAAGCGGCGACGTAATAAATAATTTAGAACGTGGTCGTGTAGAGATAAAAGAACCTATGATAAAACTTATCTGTTCCGAGTTTTCCATAAATGAAGAATGGTTAAGAACCGGATCCGGAGAAATGAAAGTAAAAAGCCCTTCTGATACTATGGATCAGTTAAAAAAGGAATTTAATCTTGACGATTTCAGTTATAATCTGGTTTACCAGTATTTGAAATTAGACGCCGATCAGCGTCAGACGGTTAGAGATTTCTTTTATAATGTGGTTGAATCAGGAAGTACGGACGAAGACTTGTTCGGTGATGTACCGAAAACGCCGGAAGAACTGGAAAAGGAATTTCCGCCGGTCGAAGAAAAACCGGTTCGGAATAAAGAAACGGGCTAGGCGTTTAAAACGCCCGGCCTTGCCTATAAGGCTACCAGATCAACAAGTATATCTTCGTCCTTCCATTAAATTTCAAATTATAATACATTGTTTTGCAATTTGCGTAATAGACCGCGTAAACGCGACGGCTT